AGATTTAATAAAGAATATGTTAGTGGTTCATATGGTCATAAATTACTTGCAGTCAATACTATTCATGGTGATTTAAATCTTGTTAAAGAACCTCTATTTAGAGGATTTTCAAGTGCATACATGGCTATTGTTGACATGAGTCAAGTACATTATAGACCACTTGTTGGTAACGGATTAAATCGTGACACTCATATTATAACTAATGTACAACAAGCAGACGAAGATTTACGAAAAGACATGATTCTAACAGAAGCAGGTCTTGAAATAACTCTTCCAGAAACACATTGTTTGTATAACTTTGAAGCAATAAGTTAAGGAGGTTATGAATAATGAGAAGTGATGTAATTAATAGCTCAAGCGGAAGTCATAATTATGACAAAAGAAGAATACAGAGTATTGATAATTCTGCAGCATTAACACGAACAATGCTAGATTCAGAATCTGGAACTCTATTTCTTGTTGACATGTCGACTGTTGATAACAATGTTACATTAACATTGCCAACAGCTTCAGGTTCAGCAGGAGTATGGTATGATTTCTGTTTTACAGTAAATTGTGATGATGATGCAGATTTTATTGTAACAACTGGCGCAGACGCAACTGATATCTATGGATATATAGTTGCGGGTGCAGCTAATAGTACAGTAGATGATGTTGATGGATTGTCAAAACTTACAATAGATGGTTCTGCAAGTCAAGCAATCGAAGGTCTTCGTATGACATTTTTATGCGATGGTACCAATTGGCATCTAAGCGGTTATGTACCAGTTGCAATAGGTACTGCTGTAGTTGTAGAAAGTGCTACTGCTTAATAATCCGGAAGGATTAACAGTTTTGTAGAACTGGGGACAGGTCGTATAAAGGGCTTGTCCCAAATCTACTAAAATTTTGATAACAATAAACGAGCCCATTCATGCACAGCCAGTGCTTAGGGCAGGAGGTAAAAATGGCAGGTTTACATAAACTTACAGTACAAGAAGCTCAAAATGCAGGATTAGGGCAAGCTGGTTCAATATTTCTTAACTCAAGTAATACAGATACAGTTACTTCTGCTGCTGGTAATTTTGTAGCTATACAATTTATAACAGATACTGTTTTTAATAGTACAAACGGTCTAGTTGCAGTTGACGACACAATGTTTCCAAATTCTCAAAGTGGCGCTACAGGAATTGATTCTGATGGTGATGCAGTAGATAGCGCAACATTCCCAGCAGGAATGACTATATATGGAAGATGGACTCAAATTATACTTGCATCTGGTAGTGTAATAGCGTATATAGGTTAAAATGTTAGGATTAGCATCTAGTATAAAAAAAACTGCTGAAGGATATCCTCAATATCGTTCTCGTGCTTCATGTACATTTACAGAGACTGGTTCCGATTATATAAAATTTAGTAATCATACTGATTTTCAAGTTAATAGTTCTGATTTTTCAGTATCTGGTTGGATAAAAATAACAGCAGATGCTAGTGGAGTATCTAATGAAGATGGTACGATGATTTTTTCAGCTGGCTCTGGAAGCTCTCCAAGGGGAGGTTTTTGGTTATATTATTTAGATAGTACTAATGATAATGAAAAATTTGCAATATTAACTGATACTGGAAGTGCTTCTGGAACTTTAGTTGGTAATGCAGATATTGACCATAATATTTGGTATCATGTTGTTGCTACATATGACGTGTCAACAACTACAGCAATATTATATATTGATGGAGCACAAGATGCTACTAGTGATGATGTTGCAGCTCCTTCACAATATACTGGAGATGTTTTTATAGGTTCAAAAGATGGCGATGCAATAGATGCTATAATGTGTGAAGTAATATTTTGGAAAGGAACAATATTAACTGCTGCTCAAGTTAAAGGATTATATAATAATGGGCGACCAAGATATGGACTAACTTGTGAAAGAGATACTATTAAAGGTTATTGGAAATTAAATGCATCAGATGATACTGGTTCAAATAATGTTTTAGACTCTAGTGGCAAAACACATCATGGAACAACAAGTGGTCTTGCTTCTGCAGATTTTGATACAACAGACGTTCCAAAAGAGCCTAAATAAAATTAAAAGGTAAATTATGTCTTTATACAAAAATATAAATAAAAGAAAAAAGAAAAATATTAGCAGACCTAAAAGTAAATCTACTATATCTAAAGAAAATTATGCAAATATGAAAGCAGGGTTTCCTAAAAAAGAAAAAGGTGGAAAAGTTAAAGGTTCTAAAAAAGATTTAAAAAATATAGTTGGCGAATTAGAAAATGCATCAAAAATGCATTTAGGTCAATCTAAAAGAATAGATAAACATTTAAAATCTATGAATAAAGGTGGTAAATTAGAAGGACCATCACATGAAGAAGGTGGTATACCTATAGAAGTAGAAGGTGGAGAATTTATAATAAAAAAGGATTCGGTAAACGATGATACATTGCCTATCCTTAGAGAAATTAACGAAACTGGCAAATATGAAGGCGGTGGTTATGTATGGCCTACATTTGATGCTAGAAATAGAAAGAGAGGTAAATAATGCCAAGAGTAGGAGATGAAGAGTTTGATTATACCCCTGAAGGTATGGCAGAAGCTCAACAAAAATCAGAAATGACTGGAATGCCTGTAACAAATGCTATGGAAAGAAGCATGACTGAATATGCAGGTGGTGGTAAAACTGGATATGGAAAGATTGGAATGTATAAAGAAGGTGATATGGTTCCAAAAAAGAAAAAAAGTGGTGATGATACTTTACACCCTGAAGTTAAAGAATTCGGAAAAGAAGTATCAACAGCTGTCGCCGGTTTAGCTTCTGCAGCTTTTAAAGCTCCTTCTAAAATTGTAAAAGGCGTAAAAAAATCCGCAAAGCAAATTAAGGATAGCGCTTATAAAGAACAAGTAGAAGTAAAAGACGGTAAAAAAACTGGAAAAAAAAGAAGAAAAAAATTATTTAAGGATAAAAAATAAATGGCTAAAAGATATTGGAAAAGAAATAGCGATGGTGAGCTTGTAGAGTTTTTTCCTAATCAAACAAGTTTTGCAGATGGTCCTATAGGTAATCATATAAATATGCGTAAAACTTGGAGTGGTACAACTAAAATAGAATTTAATACTACAACTATAGATGAAAGTATTAAAAAAATGAATGAAGGGTAATAATGGCAAATTTTGATGTTCAAATACAAGCATTAGCAGGAACAGCAACTCAAACTGAGATGGATGATTGGGCTACAGATGCGGTAAAAGAAATAATTAATATTTTACCTTATAAATTAAAAATAGAATGTGCTACAATGACTCAATTAACTTCTTCTACTCCAATGGATTTAGATATAACTGGAGAAATATTTCATGTTACTCGTGAAAATGCTGATGCTGGATATCATACTCCATGCAGAAAAATACCAGGAATGTATGGAGGGCTAGCAGAAGATTCAAGTAATTTAATGTTTTATGCAACTTTAACTGACCCAGTATACTGGATTGAAAGCGATACTGGTGGTGACCCAAAGTTATTTGTTAAACCTACTCCAACTGCTAATCAACCAGCTAGAGTACATCATGTAGCATTTCCATCTGTTGATGTATCTGCTGTATCTGCTATTGTAAATTTCCCAAATGAGGCTGAATATTTAGTAGTATTATATACTGCTATTAAAGTATTGCAAAATAAAATGAATGAGATGGATACGATATCAGCGATTGATACAACAGCATTAGGTGCTATGACAACAGAATTGGCTGAAACGCAAGCTTTAGCTGATACTATGAATACTCACATAGGAAATGCGATAACTCAAATTGGAATAGCTGTTACTGAAGCGGCTGAAATTGCAACTCAAACTGATAATAGTAGTGATTTTGCAACAGCTTTAACTGCATTAAATTCAGCTGTTGATAAATTTAGAGCTGATGCTAGTGACCCTGCATTATTTGGAGATGAGACACAGTATGAAACTGGTGTAGGTATGGCTCATGTTAAAGATGCGTTAGAAAAAGCTAGAACTCTTATAAGCGATGATGCTGAACATGCTGGTTTATCAGATGTTACAGATAATCCTTCTAGTGGGACATATAGTGTTTTATATTGGCTGGGAGATGAAGATACTGAAATGGCTGAAGCAACTATGAAAATGGTAGCTACAGAAATTGAAAGAGCAAAAACACATATGGAAGAATGGAGAATATCAACTGAAACTCTTAATGCTGAAATTGATGGATTTGCAAAAGAAGTTACTTCTAGAGCAACATTTACTGGAGCTAAAAAAGCAGCAGTAGAAACAGCTATAACAACAGCATCAGAATATTTATCTGCTTCTGAAAGATATGCAGCTCAAATTGATGCAAAAATTAGTATATCTCAAGCACATGGAGCAGAAGTCAAAATGAGAATGGCTAGAGAAACACAAAAATATGAATGGTATGATTCTCAACAAAAAAAATTACAACAAGATTATGTACAAGGCATACAATTATTAATAGGACAGGGAGCGTCAGCTCAAAAAGACAGTTCTGGTATGTCAAAAAAACAATTAAATAAATTAGCAGAACAATTGTCTAGAGTTCAGGAAGAAAGATAGGAGTAAGTAATGGCAAGTACACTAACAGCTGGGACAATGACAGTAAAAATATCTGAATCTATTACTTTAAATGGACAGAATCAAGGTGGTACCACATCAATGTCTGTTAGCTCAATTGCTGAAATTTATAAAAGAATTATTACTGTTCCTGTAAGTGGTACAGGGACGATAAATTTATTAAGCACAACTGGTGATGATACTTCGGCAATAGCATCTGGCAACTTTATAGTTGGTGATATAAAATATTTAAGAATAACAAATCTTAATGATACTGCTGGTGAGGGAGTAAAACTTCAAATAGCAAGAGATGATGATTCTGATGATACAGATGATGAATGTGCATGGTTTTTATTAGAAGAGGGTAAATCTTTTATTTTAAATACACTTGATGCGGCATTTGATGCAAACGATGGTGATTTAGATACACCGTCATTAGATGCGATTACAGATATTAGAGCTTTAAATGAAAGTGGTTCAGTAGCAGTAGATTTAGAAATATTTATAGCGAGTGCATAGGAGTAAAGAATGGCAACTACAGTAACAACAGCAACAATGAAAGTTACAATTATTGAATCAATTACTTTAAATGGTAAAAATCAAGGTTCAACTAATAGTTTAACTGTACCAAATATTGCTAATATATCAAAAAGAATAGTAAATGTTCCTGCTTCAGAAGTAGAAATAGTTGCAATGAGTTCAGCAGTAGGTTCTGGAACTTTTATAACAGCTGATGCTTTATATATACGAATAACTAATTTAGATGATACTAATCATGTAACATTAACATTTAAAAGTGTTGGTAATCATGAATTTGCAGTCAAACTTGATAAAGGTCAATCTTTTATTTATAATGGTGATTTAGCAGATGGGGTAGCAGCAACAATGGATGCATCAGCTAGTGCATTAAGTTTAGCTTTGGCTGATTTAGTTAACATAACAGCAACAGCAAATTCAGGAGCATGTGATTTAGAAGTGTTTGTTGCATGCGATTAGGAGAATAGATGACACCTAAAAATATAATAGACCAGCTTGAAAATATATTTGGGCGACAGCCAGAAGCTTATATGATTAGACTCATGAATGATGGTTTAATAGAAATGGCTAGTAAGAAACAAGAATATACAGTATCCGCTAAAACTAATTTAGAACAATATAAAAGATGGTATGGATTAGACGACCAAGTTATAGATATTACTAAAGTTGAAATATTAGATACTAATAATCGATATATTAGAATACCTAAACTTTCTGACCCGCATTTATTGTTACGAGAAGATACTGATACATCAGATAACTCATTGGAGGGTTAGATATGGCTAAAAGAGATTTTCCTAATGATTATTTTGCATGGTATAATGATGATAAGCGTGTTGCAATATTAGCACGTGATACATCAGCAACTACTACAAATGAAAGAACAACAGAAAAATATGATTCATATCAAGATGATGATGTTACTAATGGTCTTCGTATTACATATCATTCTAAATATGTTACAATTTCAACTTCCAATTTAACAAATGAATTAAGTACTACTCATGGAGTATC